GCCCAGGCGGCGCAGCTTTGCTTCGTACTGCGGGAAGAGCTCGTGGAAGCGGGCCAGGACCTCGGCTTCCTTGCGGGTGGCCAGCAGCAGGAAGTGGCTCAGGGCCTCGCCGTCCATACGGCTCAGCGTGTCGGCCGCGGCGCGGCTCTCGTCGGTCAGCACGGGCCTGGTGAAGTGCAGCTTCACGATCCGGGTGAGGATGGCCTCGGAGGCGCTGACCGGGGCGTTTTGGCTGATGGCGATGGTGCCGCGGAAGGGCGGCTCGTAGGTCTCGTTGCCCGCCGTCTTCATGCCGCGGGTGCGCAGGGTGCCGCCGCCGAAGAAGTCCTTCAGCTCGTCCCAGTCAAAGCTCTTGGCGTGGGCCTTCTCCGGGTCGTTGCGATCGCCCTCGATCAGTACGATGGGCATGCCGGCCACCTGGCCCATGGCGCGGCTGCGGCCGGCGGTGGAGGACTTGGACGGGTCGAAGCCTTCGTAGCCGGCGCGGCCGAATAGCTTCCAGAGAAAGGTCAGCAGGGTGGTCTTGCCGGCGCCGGCCTCGCCGGTGGCTTCCAGGAACGGGAAGGACTGGTAGCGGGCGCGGATCTGCTCGGCGAACAGCGAGCCGAACCAGAAGGTGAGGGCGGTCAGGCCGTTGGCGCCGAAGCAGGTCCAGAGCAGCGGCAGCCAGTCGCTGCGGTAGTCGCCGGCGGCGGGGTTGGGCTTGAGGCCGATGGTCTTCTGCAGGGTCTTGAGGCGCAGCTTGCCGAAGTCGAAGTAGTCCTCGTCATTCACCTGGTGCAGCTGGCCCTCACGCACCGCCAGGTCGCCGAAGACATAGCAGCCGTGCTCGCGGCTGTAGCCGACATAGTCCATGGTCTCCACGGTTTTCAGGCCGAAGAGTTGGTCCTTCATGATCTTGTCCAGCTGGGTGCCGCTGCCGGTGAAAACGGCGCCGGCGGCCATGCTGAGCAGGCGCTTCTTGAACTCGCTGGCGGCGGCGACCTGGGCGCCGGTGAAGGTGTTCTTCACCGGCGGGCCGTCGTGGGGAAACTCGACGCGGAAGTAGTACCAGGACTCATCGGTGACCTCGTTACGCTGGAAGTACAGCGCCTGGGGCGCGCAGTTGGCGATCTCGACCACGTTGCCGGCCAGGCGCATGGCCTTGTCGCGCTGCTGCTTGGTGGTCAGCTCGCGGTCTTCGTCGCGCTCGGACTCCTCGATATGGGTGAGGGCCTTGTTGTACTTGTCCAGGTCGAGCTTGAACCAGTAGAGGCGGCTCTCGAAGGTGAAGTGGAATTCGTGGCGCTCGCGCCATTCGTACATCAGCACCGCCTTCTCCGCGGCGGTATCGGCCAGCAGCAGGGCGCCGTGGTAGCGCGCCTCCTTGAGGTCCTGGTCGCGGCGGTCCTCGCGCTTGGCGGCGTCCTGCTCGAAGGCCCAGCGCTGGTGCAGGTCGTTCCAGTCGACCTTGCGGCTGCCCGGTTGCGGGATCTGCGCGGCCTCGCACTTGAAGCCAAGCTCGCGGGCCTGGCGGGCCCAGCGGCGGGTGTAGCGGTGGGCGCCGGGTTCGTTGTCCAGGGCCCAGACCAGTTTCGGCAGTTTGCCCTGGCGCGCGCTGGCCAGGTCCTTGAGGGACTGCTCGGGATAGGCGTTGCTGCTCATGGCCGAGACGGCGGCGATGCCGTGATGAGTCAGGGCGACCGCGTCGAAGATGCCCTCGACGATCCAGAGCTCCTTGACCTCCTGCAGGTCCAGGCTCGGCGGGCACCACCAGACGCCGCGGTAGCTGGCGCCGGGCTGGAAGCGGGCCTTCTGCTTCCCGAAGCGCGAGGGGCGGTCGATCAGCCGTTCCCAATAGCCGCCCTTGGCCAGCGCGAAGCGCACGGTGGCCGAGCCGAGGCCCTGGGCGCGGTCCCAGTAATTTTCCTGGCTGTACCAGCCCTTGATCAGGCTCAGGTCGAAGCCGCGGGCGAACTGGAGGTAGCCATCGGCGCTGGCCGCCGGGGCGTCGCTGGTGGGCTTGAAGCGTTCGGACCAGTCCTCGAAGAGGTCGCTGTAGAGCTCCTTGACGTGCCAGGCCTGGCCGCACTTCGATTCTCGGCCGCACTTGAGCACCCAGGGCGCGCGGTGATCGGTGAACAGCTCGCGCTTGTGGCAGGCCGGGCACTCGCCCTTGCGCATGTAGTTCGTCCCGCTGATATGCCGCATCCCGAGGTCGCCCTCGAGGCGCTGCAGCACGTCGGCGCGGAGCTGGTGATCCATCGCGTACATGCTCAGCACTCCACCTGGGCGAGCTGAGCGCGGATCTGGGTGGCGGTCTGGTGGGCGGCGAGCATGGAGGGGAAGCGGCGCAGGATGGCGGCGCGGCGCTTGTCGGTGTCCTCGATGCGGACGTAGCGCGGCTCGTTCCAGTGCTGGTTGATGGTGTAGTCGGCGCGGCCCTGGAGCCAGCGGGCGAAGGTTTCGGCGACCGCCGGCGGGAGCTCGATCTGGACGGGAAGGGTGTTCGGCATGGTGATTCTCGCGGCAAAAAGGCGCAGTTCACCCATACCCACGCAAGGCGGGCATGGATCAGGCAGTCAGGGGGTTAGCGAGTGGCGCGCTGGGTGCCGGGGTCTTCGTCGATCAGGGCGTCGAAGATCTCCTGGACCGGGATGCGGTAGCGCAGGCCGGTGGCCGGGTTGACCAGGACGACGACGTCGCCGGTGCTGGAATCGATGTCCAGGAAGCGATGGCCCTTGAGGGCTTCGAGCTGGTCATGGGCCCGGGCGACCAGGCGCTCGGCGGTGTGCTGGGGCACGCCCATCAGCTGCAGGTGCTCGGCGGCGCAGGTGAGCAGGGCCTGGCTATGGCCCAGGTGCTCGCACTCATGGCGACGCAGGTAGGTCAGGGCAGCGGCCTGCATGGTGTCGAGGTAGTCAGCGGGGTGGTTGGCGGTAGTCACGATGCGATGTCCTCTCTGGCGGGCTGCTGGGCTTCTTCCTGGTCGTCGAGCAGACCGAGCTGCTGCTCACGGATGGAGAGATTGCTGGCGTACACCTTCTGCGCCATGGCGTTGAGGTGGCTGGTGCTGGGCGGCAGCTCGCAGGCCGGCGCGTTGGGCAGGCCGCTGGGGCTGGCCAGGTGGGTCAGCTCGGTGTGGGCGTAGAACGACGCGCCGCAGGGCGCGAAGTGACACTGGAATACCTGCTGGCGTAGGAATACGTGGGCGAACCAACTGGTCCGGCAGACCAGGGGCGCACCGCAGAAGCAGCACCAGAACTGCCCCTTCTTCTGTTTCTTGAACAACGCCATCTCTCTTCCCTGCCGCCTGTGGCGGCTCCGGCCTAGCCGGGTTCTGGCGCTCCGCGCCGACTTCGCGCCCGCCGTCCTGGCAGGCTTTCAGGGGTGTGTCTTGTGGCTAGTGCTTGCGGCCGCTGCCTCGCGCCGCGTGCAGCGTGATCACTGCCCAGACCTCTTCCTCGCGTGCCGCCAGGTGCCGGCGGTGGGCGCCGAGGATCTGGACGACTTCCTTCTCATCAATGACGCCGTCTTCCAGCGCCTGGCCGATGATCTGGTCCACCAGGCCACGCTTGACTGCGGTCTTCACGGAGCGGGCGTAGAGATCGAGGTTGTCCAGGTCGCCGACCTCGGCCTGGCGGACGAAGAAGCCGCCGTACTGAGCGGCGAGGTAGTCCACCAGGTGGGTGGTGCCGGTCTCCTGCTCCAGCAGCAGGATCTGCTGGTCACTGAGCGGGCGGCAGCCGGCAGTTTCGTAGGCGTGGTTGTCGAACTTCTTGAGCGGCAGGCCGAGGCGGGCGGCTGCGCACTCACGACCGCCCGGGTAGGCGCAAATTACGGCGCTGATGACCTGGCGGCGGGTCTCTAGGGCAGGACGTTTCATCTTCCAGTTTCTCCCTGGGCCATGCGGCCCTAGTGTTGGGCCGCGGTGGTAGCCGGTATCTCGCCCTGTTTGATGCCGAGCAGAACGGCTGCGCGGTGGGACTGCCCTCGACGGCCCTTCTTGCGGCCGTTGAGAAGGTCGCTGACCAAATTCTTGTTCAACGAGTGAGTGCGGCAGAACTCAGCGATGGATATGCCCGCTTGATCCAGCTGGGCGCGGGCTTGCTCGGGAGTAAGAGGGGCGGGCATAGTGTTCCTGTGTGTTCAAACGTGTTCATTGAGAGCTGATTATGCATCCGATAGGGCGCAAGTCAAAGGATATTGTGTGCAAGCGCGTGCATTAGGCGACAGACTGCGCGAAGAACGAGACCGGCTGAGCTTGACCCAGGACGAACTAGGCCAAATCGGCGGCGTAAATCGGAATTCGCAGGGGAAGTACGAGAAGGGGGAGCGGAATCCCGATTCCGCATATCTGGAGGCCGTGGCCGCAGCGGGAGTCGACGTGCTCTATGTCCTCACTGGGAGGCGCGCACCAATTGAAGAGTCCGCGCTGACGCCAGATGAGCAGGAGGTCGTTTCCTATTACCGTGGCATGTCGGACTACAGCAAAGAGTCTGTGCGCCGTATGGCTTTCGCGATAGCCGCGGCGGACGGCAGCCTGAATTCCGGCAAGACCTGAAGGCCTCGCCCAAAACGCAAAAGCCCAGCCGAGAGCTGGGCTTTTTGTTTCAAGCCGCTTTCGATAGTTGGCGAACTGCATCACAAAATGTACTGTATTTGCGTACAGTAAAAGGAGTGTGCAGTACCTATGGAGCAGCTCAAGCAAGCCCCTTTCATGATCTCTGGCCGACAACCCGTGCCTTCGGCAGCCTGTGAGTACGAGGCACAACTGCTGGAAGCGGTGAGGGGCTTATCCCAGGACGATCGAGAGAGGGTCTATCTGCTTGTGCTGGGCCTGGCTCGGACTTCTGGGCCACTGGAGCGTAGGCGGCCTGCCTAGAGGCGTGGGCGGATCCGGCGAGGTGACACGATGGGGCGCAAGCCCCTACTCAGAGAGCCATGCGCTTCGCCATTCGTATTACGGTATCGCCATCTGTCGTCTCGGACAGGAAATGAACACAATCCTGTCTGATAATTCGCGCGTCATCCCTCCCGCCCACGCCCGTTCCAATGACAAGCCGAACCCGTACCCCTGACCAAACCCTTATCGCACTTACCATTGAAAACGATCGCCTGCGTCAGGAGCTGGCCGCGG